GCAAAGAACTTGGACTTTGCGAGGATCGCAGTATCAGCAATTGTAGAATTTTTCTTTAACTTATCAAGTAGACTCATTTGTATTTCTCCATATGAAGATTTGTATATTATATCGCGGTTTAAGCAAAAAAGCAATCCAGAGATTCGACTTTCTCAGAGTGCCAATTAATCGAAGAAAGAATAATATCAAGAGGTTCTAAGAATGACTTTGCAAATTGCACATCATAATCAATAAATTGCTGAGCATCAAATTGTTTTGGTAACTCAGAGAGGAATGCAAGAGTGTTATTATTGAACGTATTTGGTTGTTTCAAATAGATGAACTTAATCTTTTCACCCTCTTGAATCAATTGATAGCGTTTGGTCAATTTCATCTCTCGTAAATAATGATTGAACACCAATGCGCCTTTCACGTGAATCGGCGTACCCTTTTTGAAGATACTCGCAGGATCTGCATACTCAGTCAGACCATTCACGCTTCTTGGAAACGCAATCGCATCAATTGGAAGAGTTTTGAACTCAGATCTGAATTCTTCAATGAACTTGTGAAGATCATCCTGAGTTTTGTTCATGATGATACTGATGGCTTCTTTAATCTTCACACGACAAGCACCTGGAGTTGAAGACTTCACAGCCTCAAGACCCATGATCTTCAGTTTAGGTTTGGCATATACAACACCTTCGCTATCATGCACATTGAGAATATATCGCTTCTTAGCAGTCCAGATTGCCTTGTCAGCCAATGACTCGCGCTTCATTTCCATACGCTGTTGGAATGCATTAACATGGTCAGCGAGTTCTTGATACGATTTATCAATGAATGGCTGAAACTTCTGTTCACAAACCTTATCCATGAATTTGATGACCTTTTTGGTATCACTCACATCTGGATAAAGTTTCTGTACAAGTGAACCCATGTTCAGATAAATCGAATCTGTGTCAGAGGCAATTACATAATCAACATCCTCTGTCTTGAGGAGTTCATTCATGTATTCGTTGATTCGCTTTTCAATCCAACGAATAGACAATTGACCTGCTGTCGTGATACCTTCAGCGATGCGAATATCAAAGAAACGAAAGTATTGATTGCCCAGTGCACCGTAAGCGGAGTTTAGAGTAACCTTCTTTGCCAACTGAAGATTATTATATCGAGCAACTTGCTTCTCAAGATACTCAACTTGATTCTTATCTTCAAGAACAGTTTCGATTTTCTTTTTGGCTTCTAGTGCCAACTTCTTATATCGTGTACGGTCTTTGTACATGCTATCCATAATCTCAGGAAGCACACCTTGTTTCTTCACGTTGAAGAACTGGCAGTTTGGTGTCAGTGTAACACCAACATTCTTGAGGTAATCCAATCGAACTTGACGATTGAGCATGCTGTCAACGTTCACTTTGTTTTCGCGAACTGTATTGCGCATCTCAATTGAGTAATTGCTTGGCTGAACAAGTGTCTCCATTGAGATGTTATACTGCATGATCAAGTGAGGATACAGGCTGTTCAAGTCAAACGAAACAACCCATTCATGCATTCCGCATATTGGATCCTTGACATATGCACCTTCGTATTGAGTTTTCTTTTCGCCCATCTTCATCTGTGGGATTACAATCTTTTTCTTCATCAAGTGATTGTAAACAATAGAGTCCCACATGCGCACCTGAGTGAACACATCGTCATAGTTTACTTTGTTGTCGTAAGCAAGAGTCAAAGCCAACTCAATCAACTTCATCTTATCTTCGAGTTTTTCAACAAGTTCTACGTCCTTGATGTTATACTCAATGAACTTTTGGTAGTCGTATTTGTAGAGTTGATGCAGAGTTTCGAACTCAGAGTAATCTAATTTCTTTTCACCCAACTCAACGTGAGCAATATGATCAAGACGATAAGACTCTTGCTGCGAGTAAGTAAACTTGCGATAGAGTTCGATGTAATCAAGTGTAGCAATACCATCAAGATCAAACACTTGATGTTCGCGGTTCATTACAAATGCTTCACGTTCAGACAAACGATTCCATGGCGAGAGTTTCTTTGCCTCATCCTCACCAAAGAGTTTACTGATGCGATTTACGAGATAAGGTATATCGAAGAACTTGATGTTCCACCCTGAAATAACATCGGGGTAGAATCTTGTCCAGAGGTCCATGAATCGTTTGATAAGGTCGAACTCGTCACGACATTTAGCGTAATGAACATCGTCACGATGCTTGCTGTAATCGCCGACACCAAACACAAAATAATTACCTTTGATCTTGAGTGTGATAGCGGTGATTTGTTCTGCAGCATCTCTTGGTTCTGGAAATCCATTTTCGGATCCAACTTCAATATCAAGATAGGCAGTAAGAACTTTACCAGCATCCCAAAGAATATCGTCAGGATACTCATCAGCAATATAAGCGTACTCATACCGATTATTGCCAAAAACAGGAAAATTGTCGACACCTTTATACCTCTCAAGAAATTCGCGACACTCAGAAATTGTTCCTGGCTGGATTGGCTTTACACATTCACCTGCCAGTGTGGTGAATTCAGATTGTTCTTGCGACAAAAGAAAAAAGGTCGGGCGATACTCGACTTTTCGCCTGACCCTCTTTCCATTCTCGACACTTCGCAGTAGGATGAACTTTCCAGAGACTGCGACGTTCGTGTAAAAATCGGACATGTTACCCCGTAATCAATTGCTTTGGAGGCACCACAATTCCTGCCCCGAAGATCTGATTATATCCGTTTTTTACTTCATCGGCAACATTTGCAACACAAATGATCTTGCTTCGTTCAATAGTAAACGGACCATCTGCAGAGTGCATCCAAGGCATGAAGCCAAGTGCTGCACCACCAGTTTGTTGTGAACGTTGCAGTACAGAGGCAACTGGATTCTTGAATGTTACAGAAGAATCATTTTCATCTGTAATTTCGACTACTAATTCCTCGCCAGTTACGAGTTTTACTGCTTTGATTGTCATTTTGTTTTATCCTCTTGTATTTGTCAAATAAATCCTTTTGCTTCGGGTTTTGTTTTTCACCATTTAAATAAAGAACATCGTGTATCATAACCCACGTGTCATCACCGACTCTAAGTTGCCAACCATTATAATCTAGTATCTGTATCTGTTTAGATACTAGCAAGTCGCGAAGTTCTGATAAAGAATGCATTATTCTTCACTGCTGTTAGCATTATCCATAGACTGACGCTTGATCTTCGAAGCCACATGGTTTGCATGAGCAGCAATCATCGATCGTTTAAAATCACCACGCTCATGTGAATCGTTAATCCAACCATATGCTTCAGACATTGCAAGAAGTCTCTTGTATTGTCGTGGAAGTTTAGCGTTATAAAAGTCACTACGATTAGCCATTTAAAATTTCCTCACACTTCTTTAAGAAACGTTCGTTTTGTCCTGGATGAAAACTTTGGTACATATGCCAGAACATTTCATTTCCTACTGTACCAAATGTTGTACCGATACCATACTTTGGCATGCCATCAGCGAGATCCCAATACGGTGGTGCATCCTTTGGCTCCCATTCCATGCGGATTGGAGCAGCATCATAGCGCAATGGCATGATAATCTCTAGAGGAATACTATTCTCTCTAGCCTTAAAAGTCAATTCTTCACCAACATCACCGCGATGGTTTGGCATGAAAGAAGGATTGCCGCATTTGCGATAAGTTGCAATTGTAAACGTTAGATTGTGCGGAGCAGCAAATACATGCTGATTGTTTTGAATATGGTTGCTTCGTTGAGCATCACCAATCACCCAACCATTGTATGCTTTGTCGAAGAAATAATCTAACGCATTGTCATGTAGTGGCAAACAATCAATGTCTAGGAACATGATTGCATCATGCTTGCGTTCTTCCAGCATATCGACGAGTTTATCCATCGTGTATCCTGGAGGTGCTTCAGTATAAACTTGATAATGCGGAATCTTAGACTTGTTAAACTTCTCAACAACTTTCTTTTGAGCAAGCAACGCATTTTGATCAATATTCTTCATAAAGATCGAAGCAATACATGGCGACATCTTATTCTCCAATTGTTTCAGTGATTGAGCACCAGATTTCTTTGCTAGGCTCTTCTTCAGGCAGGAAAAACCCAAACGGCTTTTCACAAACAGCGATATAATATCCGTTCCACCAATCTTTATCGTAATGTCTTTCTTTTCCGATCATTTTCACTTCAGAAAAGATTTCCCACTCTTTATGAATCTTAACAAATGAAGATTCAAAACCCAATCGTGTCCCTTCTCGAACAATTGGATCATTCCAATCATCAACGATATAAATGAACACATCAGCAAGATTGTTTAGATAGTATGTGATGGCTTTTGTGTGGTCTTCTTTGCTGTGACCCGCATCAAATAGATAGGTGTCGACATTTCGAATTTCGTACTTATCAGGAAATAAAAGATTGAAACAATCACCTTGAATGCAGGTAAAGTCTTGGATGTTATTTCTTCGGCAGTTCTCAAGGAATAGTAAAAACAATCCATTCTTAATTTTATTGCCGTGATATGTAACATCAACCTTCATGTCCATTTCCCAACTGTCTTCAGCAGAAA